CAATAATTCCGTGAGATACAGCAATATCTTTTAGTCCAGAATATTTTTCTAAACCGGTTTTAAAATTAAGGTATGCTTCTCCTTGCAAGAATGCAGGTATAAATCTATTTTTTACTGTAAGCATACGAAGAGTAACTCCAGAGTAATTTCGACTTTCAGTTAATGCTTCATCGTTTGTATTACCTGCATCAGTTCTTTCTTTCTTCGCTGCCATTTGTACTAGTATAGACGCCATGTATACAGGACCAGACCCACCAGCTTGTTGCTTAACTAAGGTAGGATGGAGTGCACCAGGGTCAGCGTACGTATGATTACTCGCAATTACGGTAGTTCCCGTCACGGCTGCCTTGTAAGTAATAATACGCATCATGGATTTGAGCTGCTTGGCTCGAAGCCCCATATCCATGGCGCCTTTATTAGCACCAGCATCGTTTATTTCTTTCTCCGATGCTAAATTACCGAGGGAGTCAATAGAAATAATAAATTTACCATGTAATTCTGGTTCTTTTTCTACTTCATCTAAGAACGCCATGATTTGATTACGACAACTCTCTACTGTATCTACTGGTACGTATTTTACATTAGATGTATCTAATCCAACATTCTCAGCTCCCTCGTTTTCTACTGCTACCTCTGTATCAAAGATAACAGGAACCATGCCTTTTTGTTGCGCGTGAGCTAATATCTTATTCAAGATAAATGTTTTACCACAACCTGAATCTCCTGCAAAAATAGTAATCCTACCTTTCGGTACACCACCATATAGAGAACCAGAAAGAATTGAGTTGAGAACTAAACAACCCGTATCAATCCATTCGGTTACGTTACTAAGAGTATTTTTCTCTAAAGTAGTAGCGTTACTATTTAATTTTTGTAGTTTAGCAAATGCTTTATCAACAAGATTTGACATGTATTAATGATCTTCAAATAAGGTTACTTCTGGGACGTTTTCGTCTAATTTTTCGACTACAGGCTCAGGATTAGGTTCTCCGTTAGTATTAATCTTAGCAGTGTAGTGCTGTAAAATTTTATCAGAAATTTTAGTTTCTACTTCAACATATTGATTTGACTTATAAACAAAAACAGGGTGTTCACCTTCAGAAAATTCTGTAAAAAATAAAGGCATAACATCTACCTTCATATTGTTTGGATCATTAGGGGTAACCATAATCATCGCGGGTGCCTTTACCTTGACATGTTCATCAGTTTTTTCTTCTACTTCACCGAAACACGTCCTACCAATCGTATCAACGTATGTAATTATATCCATGTAATTATTATAAGATATGAAAATTAATTTGCAACTTTTACTTTAAAGAAATCAAACAAATCTACATTTAAAGCTTCCCCAGGTTTGAAGGACTTCCACCCAGCGTTTACATAGAACCTATCTATAACACTAAATACGATTTTTTCAAACATTTTCTCATAATCTATTTTAAAATGCTGGTTAAACTCTTCTGGTAAGTTGTATTTAAATCCTAGAGAATTAAGACCAAATCTATTAGGGGTTATAGTATAAAAATATCTAATTTTGTCTCCTGATGTAATACTTTCATGTTTACTACTTATACCGTAATGATTTAATAGTTTGTTGTAATATATTGCGGACTTGACATGTATCGGTGTACCTTTTTTAACTTGCCAGTCCTTTGCATAAATGCTATATTTTTCATATTCTTTAATACCCATTACAAAAGCTATATCGTTGATAGGTAGGGACTTGAATAATTCGTAAGTCTTTTCGAACATTTCATTTGTAGTGGACCTATCTTCCGTCATAATCATATGTTCGATTATCTTTTTTACATGCGGTTTTATCGCATTAGGCATTGTTGTTCGAACAACTTCAACCCCAGTATATTTAAATTTATTACATGCAACTCCTTCATCGTCTAACTTATGTAATACGTATCGTTTCTTCTGTAAAAAATAACCTTTATCACAAATTGACTCTCGCTTGAAAACAAATCTAGGGTCTTTAGTTAACAGAGTATTTCTAGCCCACTCTTCAATATTTTCATTTAAGTCATCTTCTATGTCTTGTACTAGATCTAATACTTCAGGCGTTACTACATTGTTAGTGTGTAACGGTATATTCATATGTTCTAATAATTGCGATATAGTACAATAAGAGCTATCTGTATCATTATAAACAATAGGGTCTCTACGTTCTAAATCTTTATCAGTTAACCCAGTTTTCTTCTTTATATAATTTCGCAAAATAACATTACTTTGTTTAATTACATCTCGACCTGTTAGCGTGATTGATCGCGCAATATCTCCATCACCCATTTGAGATATTTTATTACCAAAGTAACCATAAATACGGTTGATAAGAATTTTCAAAGTAAATTGCCAAATCCATAATTGATCTATTTTAAATTGAGTTTTTTTAATTTTATCCTCAAGAGTTTTTTTCTCTTCTTTAGAGGTACATTTAGTTAATTTAGTTTCTAGTTTATGTAAATTTTCTCGTTCTTTAGTCCATTCTGCTTTTTTACCTTTTCTTATATCATAAAAATGATCCGTAATTCGAGGAAATATTCCTTTAGTTTTTTGAGAGAAAAGCTTCTTAGCTCTTGTTACACATATCTCATTTTTGTTACACCATTTAGTAAACTCCTCAACAGACATTTCAATATCTTTGTTATTGACTGTCTTTATATATACCTTGTCTTTATCTGTACCGACTATACTACCTACTTTAGTTTCTGGACTTAAATTAAGAGTTACCATCACGCTAGGATATAGAGAGTTAGCGTCAAAAGATATAACATTATCTTGAAATCCACGTTGAGGTTCACCTACATAAGCTCCTTCATATTTTTCAGTTCTATCGTCCCCTTTAACAAAAGTTGGTATAACTCTCGGTGGGTCTTGCTTTCGGGCTTCTACTATCGCTCTGCCATTAACTGTACTAATTGTACCTAAAGCTGCGTTAAATGGAGTTAAACCAATATATGACAACATTCTAGCAAGATCCATATACATTAACTTATCATCTAACCGAACTAATAATCGTACGTCATGAATATTGTAATCTACAAACTTGTCCCAATCATTAATAGATAGCTCTGCAAGGTTAGTTTCTCCTATATCTACCTTGTTCTCTCCAAGTTCTATATGAGCTATGTTATCTAACTTATAACTATCTCTCATGCCCATACTGAAGGTTTTATAAACATCTAAATAATCCAGCATGGATACTCCTTCGACTACATATTTTGATGTCTGTTGTCCGAAATTACCCCTATAAACTCGTTGGTAGATAGGTTTCATAATCTCATCATGTACTGGAGAAAATAAGCGAGTTGCATCTTCTCCAAGAATATTTCGTACTCGATTTATTACATACGGTATATCAAATATTTCACTATTCCACCCTGATAATATATCAGGCCTGTCATTACAATAATGATCTAAAAATCGTTGTAAGAGCTCACCTTCTGATTTACAATGATAGTATGTTACATCCTCGTCTTTTGGTTTGTATGGATTAATACCCCATGTAAAATATCTCTTATGTACAGTGTCATATATAGTTATTACGTTAATCATATGACTTGCTTCCTCAGGTTTAGGAAACTCGTCAGGGGAATACGTCTCAATATCAAAAAACCAAATCTTTAACGGAAATTGCTGAAACTCATCTTTTTCATTTTCTTGCCAAAAACGATCAACCAAGAATTGTTGGTATGGAGATATGTTTTCATAGATTTTATGATCATTTAAATCTTCAATTTTTTTGCGTCTATCTAGCTCGCTTGTCGCGTAATGTTTACGTAGTTTTGTTCCGTAAAGAGAAATACCGTCATGTCGTGGATTATTAGTCTCGCTATAAAAATATGGACGATAAGGGCAATCTGTTTCAATACGATTACCCTCCTCATCCCAGGTATATAATCGCATGACCCGTTGATTCGGTATGTAAGCTAAGTTCCTATACACTTCTTAGAGTATAGGTGATATTTACGTTTTAATCAACTAATTCCGTTGCGGAGGTTAAGTAGTTTACGATTCGTATCAGCATACGGATAAGAATAAAGTTCTAAATATTCATTAATATTATCTTCCATCCATCTTTTATCCATATATTCTCGAGCTCTTTTAGATTCTTTAATATATCGTTTATAGTCACTAGTTAACGACTCTATTTTTGAAATAAGATTATCTCCAGTTTTAAACTTATGAAAGGCGTTTTCATAGGTGCATAAATCTTGCATAACACTCGGGATACCAAATGCGCATGCTTCTATAAATTTGAGATCACTTTTTGCTTTATTAAAATTACTATCTTCTAGAGGAGCATAAAATAATGTCGGGTTAAGTTTATGTATCGCAGCAGGATAATCTACTAGATTCGTCCAATCGTGAAATTCTATTTTTCCTGCTTTAATTAAATCTCTTAAAGATAGCGGAAAACCACCAACAAAAACCCATTGGAATTTATCTACAGTTTTTCTTATTACGTCATTTACATGAAAAAAATCATCTTTTTGTTTTATTCTATTATCAATATCAAAATGAGCACCGCTACCACAATAAACTATACGTGGCTTTCTTTTAAATTTTTGAAAATTTTCTTTTATTTTATTTGGATCATAAAATCGATCCATCCAAAACCTTGGTATAAAATTAGGTATTACTGTTATATTTTGATTACCAGTTTTTTCAGTATAGTAGTTTTTCATGAACGTATTTGTAACTGTAAGTTCGTCACAATGCTGCATGATCTCCATACTCCATTTGCGTATATTCGGATCTTCAAACGCAAATTTAAATTTATTATAATCTGGTATATCTTCTTTAAAAATTAAATCGTCAATTTCATAGATAATTTTAAACTTAAACTCTTTTTGGATAGTTTTAAGCCATTTAATGTAGTTTAATTGTTGTTCAGTTGCTTGACGTTGTATACGAATTGTCTTGTGACCTTTATAAAAATTTTTATCTCCGATCATTACCGTACCGCCTTGTATATTAGCTTTACCATAACAATTGAGAAGTTTTTCTGGCCAAATCATTCTCCAATGACCACACCCTGAATAGTCAGCGTAAAAATTAAGACCACGTGGTAAGTCTGGTAGCTCGTGCGCCGGTTGTTTAGGAGGGTTTGGCTTCGTGAACCGATTAACATTCATTATCGGGTTCATTGTAGGAGACGCCGCGAACGGAAGTCTTGATTGTTGCACTCCAAACGGTGTAATCATTATATAAATTTATTAGGTTTCAGGTATAAAATCCACTCGGGTTGTTATACCGTTTTGTTTTTGTAGGGTCACTACCTCTCCTGTTGCCGCTTTTGCAGATTCTTTGCGATGAGAAATAATATAAATATTTTCTTTGTACGTTTCTACTCGTTCATTTAATAAAGTAAGTACTAACTCAACTCCCTTTTCATCTAAAGAACTATCTAATAATTCATCAAACATTACTATATTGTAAGCAACATCTCCTTGTAACCTTCTCATATCCATAAATGTAAATAATATAGCTAAGTCTATATTTTTACGTTCTGCTCCTGAGAAATTAAAGTAAGAACAATCTTCTCCCTTTTCGTTTATAATTTTTTCTTCAAAATATTCATTAAATGAACAAATACAATTAGCGTCCATTTTTTGCAAATAGTATGTTAATCTACTATTAAGTATATCTAGAATCTTTTTTACTATAAAAGACTTAACCCCTTCTTCCGATAAGATATATTTGACTATGTTCAAAATTTCTAATTCATTGTGAATATCATTAGTATTTTTTTCAAGTTCTTGTACTTCAATAAATTTAATTTTTAACTTAGACTCTAAATCTTTTATTTCTATACTTGTTTCTTTTTCTTGTAAATTCTTAAGATTGTTATTATTATTCTCTAAATCATTAGTTAAGTTTTTTATATATGATTTAGCTAACTTATTATTGTTAGCTGTATTTTTGACATTAGAAATATATACATTTATTTTTTCTTTTACATCAACATTACTCTTTTTTAATTCTTTAAGACTTTTTTCTTGGTTTTTTAAACTTTCTATATCTTCTTTTCTGTTGAGAATATCTTTATTAATTTTTTCCTTCTCTAAATGTATATGCTCTCTATCATTACTTGTAATTTCGTGTAAGCATGTAGGGCAAACATCTTTTTCAGTACCTATATTATCTATCTGTTTTTGAAAAAATGAAATCTCTGTATCGTGTCTCGTAATATTAGTTTTAATATTAGAAATGTTAGTAGATATATCTTCAAGCTTTGAATTAATTTGTATAATTTTTTCTCTTGTACGTTCAACAAGCTCTTTATCAATAGGTTCTAATTTGTTTCTGTTTTCTTCTATTTCCTTTTCTATTACACCTATACGTTCTGTAATTTTTTGCTTTTGTTCTGTTACACTATTTATAATATTAGTTTTTTGTTCATTAAGAAGAGTTAAAATATTATTAGCATGATCATAATCTTTATGGGCATGTTCATACTTTTTCTGTACATCATTATATTCCGATCTCGCTTTATTCAGCATCTCGGAAAATATTTCTAAATTAAGAATACCTTCAATAAATTTTCTCTTTTCTACTCTACGTTGGGCCATAAATGGTAGAGTTGTATTTAAAGACATTATTACACAATTTTGAAAAACCTCAGGGGAACCTGATACAATTTTTCTAATTTTTTTATTAGTATTAGGTATAGTACTTTCAGTTAAATCTATATCATCTACAAACAAATAACACTTTGTCGGTTTTAATTTACGTACAATTTTATATTTTTTAATTTCGTTATTTTCATTAACACTAAAGTTTAACTGTACAACTGTATTTTTTTTATTGATAGAATTAACAATAAAATCTTTCGAAAGCTCTCTAATTGTTTCTCCAAAAATAGCAAAATGTATAGCGTCAGCAATTGTTGACTTACCGACCCCGTTACGCCTATCCTGTTTATCTTTGTTTATTCCAGTGATAATGTTCAGGCCGTGCTTGAAATCTATTTTGACTTCTTCACTACCTATAGATAAAAAGTTTTTAACTTTTATTGTGTCGAAGTTAACATATTTCATACGAAAGAATTATATAGAGTAATAGTTTTTTTTGTAACTTGCATTTTATTTTCTATATCAAGCGAATCTATATATTCTATAATACATTCTTTTATATTCAAGTCTCCAAGATCGTTAGTTATAGATATATTATTACCTAATTCGAATTTGTGTAAATAATCTGTAGTAAGTGAAAACGGGCCTTCGAAATTAATTGAACTAATTAATTTATCAAGTAAATTTATTTTTATATCTTTATCTATAATAATTTTTATTGAAAGATTAGACCAGCCTTTATTTTTAGCAATACTTTTTAATTTTTCTATTTCAGAAAGATTAACTTTTACATGTATTGGAGATATATGATTTTCAAAAAAGTCATATGTAATGTTTTCTTTTTCAAAATCAAATACATAATATCCTTTTTGATCATTTATATCATTAAAATCCATTTGAAACGGATTACCTGCATATACAATAGTACCATTATCAAATGTTCTGTTTTGTCGCTTATGAAAATGACCAGTAAATATTAGTTTTGATTTTTTAAGTATGTCTGTAGATTTAATTCCTTCTTCACATATTTTGTGATTATTAAAATTAAAATTTTCTAGCTCAAAATGACCTACTATTAAATCACAGTCACTAGGTACATCATCTAAAGTAGTTCCCCACGGACAAAAACCTACTTGTTTACTAGCGATATTATATGCCCTTGGTGTATCAAACACCTTAATATTTTTTCTACTTTTTAAAATAGATAAAGAATGTACGGTGGTATTATCTTTATAATATGCATCATGATTACCTGGTATCATATACATTTCAAAATCGTTAAATAAATCTAATAATTTATTTGTAAAATGTAAGGTTTTAACGTTTATTTCATCTCTATAATGAAATAAATCTCCTCCAAACATAATTTTATTAACGTTTTTCTTTTTTAATTCTGACGTAAACCATTTAGCCCAATTGTACGTAACATCTAACCAGCGTTCATTATTTTGATGTACACCTATATGAAGGTCAGTAAAAAAAGCTATTTTGTATTTTTCCATTAATAATAGAGTTCTTTATCGTAATCTTTTTGTGGAGCCATTTTCGGTGTATCTTCAGTTTGAGATAAAGTTCCATAAACCTGCTCTTGATAATCATTAATAGTTTCTCTATATTTTTTTTCTTTCTTAATTCTATTAATAAATGCATGATAAGCAATTGTTGTAAAATATGAAAAAGGGTTTGATGTTGACTCTAAATTAAATTTTTTATTTTTTACTGCAGCAATCATTTTAACAACTGCATCTCCAATCATTTCGTCTTTATAACTATAATTAATAAAATTAGGAGAATAACTTAATCCGACTGCTATCTTATAGGTTGATTCAGCGAGTTCGTCGACTAAATCATCAGTTGAATAATACTCAGTTAAAAGTCCAAGAAAGTGCTTCGGGCTCACATAATAAGCTTTCTTATTAGCTTTTTTCTTTTTTTTCTTTGGTTTTGTTTCTTTCATTATAACTTGTAAATTTGTATTTTATATGTTCGTTGTCATATAATGACAATCTCTCCTCTACATGTCGCTGACCGTACCGTAAGTTATCAGCGATATCAAAGATTATAAGCTCTTCTTTATCAGTATGCAACCGCAAACCTCTTCCGATACTTTGAACGATTTTAATTTTTGCTTTTCCTCCTCCTGCGAAAATAATATAATGTAAATTTTTAATGTTAATACCGGTGGAAAATATTTTTGATATTGCAACAACAATTATATTTTTTTTCTTTTCCATATAGTTCTGTATTTTCTTTCTCTCATCAGTCTCGACACTACCTTGTATAAAATACACTTTCTTCTTTTTACATACTTCTTGTAATGCTGCTGTTAATAGTTCTCCGTGTTCAATATAGTCAACTAGTATAAGAGCATTATTATCAAGTTTATTACATAGTTTAGATATAAGATTATTTCTATATGTATTACTTCTTATAAATTCACTTTCTTGTAAATAAAACGCATTACTATTATTTCCTTGATATATTTGATTAGTGGGAGTATTATAATTTATTTCTAGCACATGTACACGAGCAGGAGTAACATACTTTTCATCTCTCAATTCGTGAGCCATTTTTTCAAAAAGTTGTGGCCCTATTTTACCAAAAATATTCCATTTATCTAAATTATCTGGAGGTAGGGTTCCAGTAAAACCAAAACGATTATTAGTTTTTACTTTAGATATAATTTTATTTACTTTATTACCTCTTCTTAATTTATGTACCTCATCTATTATTAGTAAATCTATATGTTCTATCCATGATATATCTTGTTTTGAACTTTGTAGTATACCTAAATTAGCTACTATAACATTTGAAGATAAAT